TCTTTGATTACCTTTATGATGCGCTTGCGCTCTAGCTCCACCCCGGCTTCATAGCCTTTTGTAAAATAGAGTTTGTTTTCCAGTTCGCTCATGTCCGAAATCATCAGAACGGCGCATTCTCGAAGCCACTAGCTGAAGCAGCGTTTGAAGCCTGCTGTGTCTTTGTCTTGACTTGGACTAGTCGAGCGTTCTGGACATGATGCTCAACTACTGTTTTTTCAACTGTCGAATCCTTAGGCGTGTATTTTCCTATCTTCGTTGATAACTCTCCTGTGATCTCTACCCAGTCTTGTTCTTGTAAGTGCTCGACTTGACTCATGTCGAACCAAGCTGTCCAGAGTCTTGAGAATGGCTTTGGCTGTCCGGGTACTTCGTAATTCTCCCAAACTGATAGGCGCTTGCCTTCCCAGCCGATTAGATTGACATCTCCTGTGATTGTGATCTTTGGCATTTCATTTCCTTTTCTGTGATGAGTAATTTCTTGCTATATATAAACATAATGCTTATGTATAGTTATTAAGTTAAATGTCTATATATAGAACCTTTAATAATGCTTATATATATCTATATATAGAAGATGTATCTTATTTTAATTTTTCTAATCTTTCGATGCAGATTTCTATCGTTTCAGCGAGATCTGTATCTGTCAAAAGTATCTTTTTTCTAAAGTCCCAAAGCTCAAAAGTGAGTTGCTTTCGCATGTCTTCGCGACCATGACCGTAGCCGCGTTTGTAGCCCGTTAGCCAAGTCCGCTCTGTGAAGTCTTTCCAGTCTGTTTCCTGCTGCATGATTCTCCTGTCTGTCAGATAGAATTACTTCTGGAGGCGTAGCTATCTGTGGGCTACGTCTCCTTCGCTTTCACTTTGTATCTACTGCCTTAGCCATCTCTGTAATCTGCTCTAGGAATCGCTTAGGCATTCCATGAAGCTTGGCATCGCTGTAAAGCTCTCTAAGCCCTTCAACATCACTACTTAGGGCTAGGACACTTGCGCGACCCTCAAACCCCTTTAGAGACACTGCTAGGGCTTCCTGTGATGCTGCCTGCATTTCCTCCGCGCTAGGCCTAACGCTGTGACCGTCTTTCTTGCTAGAAAACCCAAGCGTTGATAAAGCCCTACCGATTGCGCTAGTGCTGCAATTCTCGATAAAGCTAGTTTTGTTTATTGGGCTTGAGTTTCTAGTCTCCTGGGCAAAGTCAATAGCTGCTGCTCTCATGTCTTCCCGGTCAGTGTAGACACTTGCCATTATGACGATCTCGGTTTCGTTGATTAGCTTTATCTCAGTGTGTATTCTGCCGTTTGGGTGCTTCTCCCAGAACTTTGCTATCCTGTCGGCTACTGGTTCGTAGTTATCCATGAATCCCACTTTTATCCTCCTGTGATTTTGAGATAAGGCGCGCCGCCAGATCTGCTTTGTAACATTACAACGTTTTCACCATCTACATAGCCGTACTTAGCGCCCTTCATGCTGCTTTGAATTACCGACTTTCTAAGTGTTGCCTGCTGCTTCCAGAATTTTTCTTGCTCTAGTGCCGATTGCAGAAGTCGGTATTCCTCGGGGTCTATTTCTATCTCTGTGTCTTCTATGTCCGGATGCAGAATCCTAATTGCGCTGTAAGTAGAATCGCTGCCTTCTATGTCTGGCTGCTCTCCTGTCCTGACAAGCTCTAGGAAGCTCTCTGCCGCCTTAATAAGTGCCTCAGCCTCTATCGGGTCATACTCCACCGTAAACTCTCTGTATTCGCCTCCTGCGACCGCACAAAGTACACCTGGACTATGCAAGCCTGTTACGATCATGTACCAAAGAACTTGAAGCCTGTAATGCTCCGGCAAGATAGGCATAGCGTTTCTAGAGAATTTGATCTCCAGAATGTATAAACTGCCGTCTTCGTCTTCTATGACCCCATCGGGGTTAGCGTGAAATGAGGGGTTCTTCTGTGATTCGTAAGTGTAATCTCCGGTGTGAAGTGTCAAGTGTGGATGCATGTCCCCGAATAGTCGAGCTATAGCAGGCTCAAAGTAGTTACCTAGCTTCATAGCCATCGTGCCTTCTGTAGGCAATAGCAAGCCTGACTTCTGCGCCCATAAGTAAACGGCGCTAGTCCAAGGGGATTTATTCATTATTGGGCCTATGTCGCTGCCGCCGATTGCGTGAGATCTCTGAGCATGCCACTCAGGAGATCCTGCCGGGTGTGTGCCGATTAGAGTGCCGCCTAGTTTGGCGATTGTTTTATTAACTGTGATCATGTTTTGGAGCATAGCAAAGCAGCGCGACATAATTACAGTTATTGTTTAGGCATGAACTCAGAACAAGCTCTAACTGCACTCGCAGAAGGCATAAAAAAGACCGGGGCAACGGCCTGCCAGACTTCTGACCCTGATGCTTGGTTTCCAGAAGGTGGCGTTATGAATAATAATCTAAGATTTGCTATTAGTCTCTGTAAGATGTGCCCGGTTAGGTCGCTGTGTCTTGAGTTTGCTTTAGTGAATGATGAGAAGCATGGTATCTGGGGTGGCGTGAACAGTAGGCAGCGCGCTAGATTGCGGAACGCTCGAGGCTAGTGTAAAAAGTAGTCCAAGAATGGTGTAAAAAGTAGGTAAAAGACAACTGCCCCACCTTCTCAGTAAAGAAAAGACGGGGCAGTGTTAATATTTTTATTTTAGCAGCTAAACGCCAGGAATTTGTGGAGGCTCTATTCCTTCTGTAACATCTTCGTATTCCTCGGGGTTGTTTACCTCGGTGTTCTTTACTGCCATTACTGAAGCAAAGAATGCTAAGGCTGCTGCGACGCTGCTAAGTATCTGCTGCGATTGCTCTCCGGTAACTATCCCGGCGATTACTAGAAGCGGAACTAATCCAGCTGCTGCCGCGTAGATTGCTTTTCTAATCTGGGGGTTGAATCTCATTTTGCGTACCTTTCCAATAGGGCTAACGGGTCAAAAGTTTTACCGTAGAAGATGTGCTTAGGCGTGTCTCCGTAGGTTAGGTGCAAGTGGCTACCGCGTGAGGCGCTCCCAGTGTTGCCAACTGCCGCGAACCACTTATTGCCTTCCCATATTTTAGTACCGACCTTATGCTTGCTCTTTACCTTCAAGTGAGCGAAACCTAGATACATAGGCATGTCTTTGCCCTCATGCCAGAAGCGTAAGACTAAGCAATGACCTAGAACATCGCTCCAAGTGTTTACTACTATCGTGCCGGAAGCCGGAGCAGTAATCCAAGCGCCTGTAGCTGCGCCAAAATCTAATCCCCTATGTGGGCTAGTCCTGTTAGCTGTAGCTCCGTAGAGTGCTGTGATGCTCGCTTTAGGAAGTGGGTATCTCAAATTGCCACCTGCGAAACAACTGTGACAGCGAAAGCGGTAAGTGCAGCAGAAGCAAAAGCGGTAATCCAGGCGTTCTTCCAGCGAGCCTTTTCTAGCTCTCTGATTCTGTCTTCATGATCTTGAAGCATCTTGAACCCGGCTTTTACGTCTGCCATGTCACCTACTAGCTTTAGTAGTAACTGCTGCTGTGTGCTGCTTCTCGGTATTTGCTCAGACATTATTGTCTAATTGCCAGCTAGTTGCTTCTTCATTCCACGAATACATTAGCCCGTCATCCGGATACGGTACAGGTGCTTTCCACTGCGCGGTTTCTTCAACCAGCAACCAAGAAGAGTAAGGCTTGGGCGAGATAAAAGCGTCACGCTCTGCGTCGTAACTGTACCCTATACCTGCGTAGTTGAACCTAATGTTGCCGTTGTAGGAAGTGCGAACACATACCTGACCCCTGAACTCTCCGTACCAAATCTCAGGAGTTTTGCCCTCGATAAGCGCGTTTTCATGTATGCCGGCTATGACCTCGGTGACGATGTTGTTGCTATCTAAAAAAGCGTAGTGTGCCATTATGCCGCCCAACTTATATTGCCTGTACCTGCTGTAATAGTTGTTACCTTGAATCCACCTGCGGCTGCTGCAGTAGTTCCGGTAAGCCCTGCTCCGATAGTGATCGTGTATCTGTCTGGGTATTTTATAATTACGATTCCAGACCCACCATTACCACCATTTGCTGAGATTGCACCTGACCTGCCACCGCCGCCGCCACCGCCGCCGCCAGTGTTAGTTACGCCTGCTGAACCTGCGGCGTATGAATTGTAAGGGCCAGCGTTTCCACCGCCACCAAGACCACCGGCACCATTACCATTTGCGTTTCTATGGTTTCCACCACCGCCGCCGCCAGCTCGATAAGTAGCTGTTCCATTTATTGAGGATTCGACCCCATCGCCACCATCTCCAGAACCTGATGCAGTAGTTCCATCAAAACCTTCCTCACCAGCACCACCACCGCCGCCAGCGAGTAGAGTTTCATCGACAGCTATTCCGCCATTAAAGCCTTGATTAGTAGTGCCTGTACCTGCGTAATCCCCAATAGGTTGTGTAGAACCTCCACCAGAACCACCATCCGCTGAGGCTCCGTCTGTATCCTGCGCCCGACCTCCGGCTTCGCTAGTGATGGTACTGAAAATTGAATTAGCGCCTCTTGTAGGAAAGCCGCGCCTACCAGCACCAGCACCACCACCACCAATAGTTAGTGTGTAATTTGTTGAAGGCTCTAAAGACAAAGCAGACTCAGCACCACCGCCACCACCGGAAGTCCCTGCGCTTGTTCTGTAACCACCAGCTCCGCCGCCACCGCCGCCGTTTTCGCCACTACCGCCACCGCCAGCGATAACTAGGTAGTTAACGGTCAGTGGAGCTCCGCGACCTGCTGCGGCTAAAAAACCTAGTGGAATTAGACTCATGCGAGATCGCCGACTAGGTAATAGCTGTTTGTCGCTTTCTTTGTAATGCTTGCGCCTGCAAACTGTCCACCTGTTTGTAGTGCCGCGTCTTTAGAGTTGAGCGTAACTCCTGCGCCTGCTGCAAAGGTAATTACACCTTCCGCGTTTTGAATGAAGTTTATAGTTTCGCCAATAGCTAGTTCGTCATCTACTGTAATAGTGATTGCAGCGGTTGCATAAACAAAGCTATTCGCGTCACCGGCAACTATCGCCCTAGAAGTCCCCTGCTCGCTAACTGTGGGTGTAGGGTCTGGGAATACTATCGCGTTACCCCAAGCCGAACCATCGTATTTTGTTAGCAAGCTTGTCCCTGTGAGGTAAGCGAACTGACCATTAACTGGGCTAATGATCGCTGCATCTCTCGCGCCGCTAGTTGCAAAGACCGCGATGACCTGCTGCATGAGGTTATTGTTTATGTCTGAGGCCGGGAGCGTGTTGCCGTTAGCGAATACTTTATAGCTCATTTTATGCTTCTTTCCATAGGTCTAGTGTAGTTAGCCAAGTGTCTGAGTCGATGAAGTGACTCACTTTTACCATAGTATAATAATCTAGAATCTCTAACGTGTCCTGAGTGAAGTCCACGCCTATTAGTGTGCCTGGAAGCAGAAAAGCCGCTTCAGTCAAATTTCCTTGTCTGTCTAGTGTTAGCGTTTCTATGTTTTGTACTAGGTCAGTAGGCGATTGGTTAAACACCGAGCTAGCCCAGCGATCTAGTTCCTGAACACTTGTAGTGTTTAGACTTACGTCTTTTGCGTAAGTTCCATAAAGTGAAATCGAATCTAAATTTTCCTGCAAGACAAACGTGTCCGGGTCAGAAGCAAGCTCTACCCTTAGCGAGTTAAAGACTTCGTCGCTGCTAGCGAGTGTGCTTATGTTGGTCATACATAAGTGATTTAGAGTGTCGTGATTATTCCCTATTGTGTAAATCGTTTCCTGACCTGACCCGAGTACGTCTATTCCGCCTAGTAGTGATTCGTCTATCTTGAAGTAGTTTGCGCCTACTGGAAAGTCTGGAAGCGTCTCCGGGTCTGGGCGCGGTACAAATACAAACTCCTGAGTTGCAGCGTCTATCCAAAACAGCCCTAGTCCTACTTGTATAGCTTCTAGAATCAGATTAGAAGGTATCACCTGTGTAAGGGTTTCTGAGGGAATGCGACCTGCTGCTACTTTGCTTAGGTCGCTTATGCTGCTGCCAAATTCGTTAGCAATTATCTCTAGTTGCTCTAGTGGGGATACATAGCCATCCGGGTTTGAGCTATCGAAAGTAGCTATACGAGTATTGAGAAGCTGCTTCATAGAATCAAAAGCAATAACTTGCAGCAGATTTTTACCGTCTATTGTGTAAGTGCCGCCGATGCTATCAACTATGCCGCTCCAGATAATCTTATCTAT